TTATCAGGTCAGAACATGCAGCACTTAATTCGTGTTTACAGTCAGCAGGTAGTTTAATTATGAAACAAGCCTTGATTATTCTTGACAGATATGCTATACTATGGGGTATAGATTATAAGTTTGTTGGTAATATCCATGACGAGTTTCAAGTAGAGGTACGTGAAGATCAAGCATCTAAGTTTGGTGCATTAGCAGCTAGTTGTATTGAGGCTGCTGGTATTCACTTCAAGCTCAGGTGTCCCTTAGCAGGGGAATTTAAAGTAGGCAATAGTTGGGCCGATACTCACTAGGACAGACTTATGAAACGCAAAGGTAAAGTGCAGGAATATAACTACGAGTACAGAAGAAACAAACTACTAGAGGTTTTTGAACTTAAAGGTGGTAAGTGTGAGCATTGTGACTTACGTGACCTAAAGCACATTGAGATTTATGACTATCACCACATAGACCCTTCACAGAAAGAGTTTAACGTGGGAGGATATGTATTAAAACCAATGGAGCAGGTGTTAAAAGAAGCTAAAAAGTGTTTACTCTTGTGTGCTAACTGCCATCGTATTGAACACGCCAGACTGAGTAGAGTAAGTAGAGCTAAAGAAACAAAAAGACTGAAAGAAGAGAATAAGCAGATGTCTTTACTTTAAAATTAAAAGAGGTAACGTATGAACATAAAGAATAGTAAAGGCAAGCCCTTTGACAAATGCTTTATTGATGCTGATTCTATCATCTATCGCATAGCTCTTAAGACTGATATAGACTTAAGAAAAGCCAAAGAATACTATGATTATGCCATAGAAGACATTGAATGGAAGACTTGCAGTACAGAGACTAAGGTTGCTTTAAAAGGCACTGGTAACTTCCGTTATGGTATAGCGGAGGATTACAAAGGCCAGCGTAAGCTTAAAGAGCAAGAGGAAGACCCTAATCCTGAGGTAACAGAGAGGCGCAAGGAACTCAACGAGTATGCTTATAGCCTAGGGCATTTTAAGTCTGATAACTGTGAGGCTGATGATGTAGTATCCATATGGGCGCAAGAAGCTTTAGATGCTAAGGAGCACTTTGTTATTGCACACATAGACAAAGACATTGACATGGTAGAAGGTTGGCATTACAACTTCACCAAAGAGACTTTGTACTACATATGTAAAGACCAAGGCTACCGCAAGATGTGCCTACAGATGCTCACAGGAGACTCTACGGACAACATACAAGGCCTCGTAGGTATCGGGCCTAAGAAAGCTGAGAAGCTTCTGGCTGACGTACCTACGGCTGGTATGCTGGCTAAGGTACAAGAGGCGTGGCAAGAGGCTCACCCTGAGGATTGGCATGATAGGCTAGAGGTGTGTTGGAACCTATTGTACATGAGGCGTGATTGGGGCGGCTTTAGGCGCTTAACGATAGAGGATACTTTAAATGTCTAGTAAAGGTCACTGGTTCCCTTGCGGGAACATAAACATGAAAGGACGTAAGACACAGAAAGCTGCTTGTGGGTGCTGTAGTGAAATACAGAACCAAAAAGACAAGCTCCTTAGAAAAATACATAGAAAAGAAGCTAAGGAGACTTATGACTAAGTTTAGATCAGGCCTTGAAAGTGCCTTTAGTGACGCTGTTGGCCCTACGGGATTCCAGTATGAACCTTATAGGCTACCTTACACGATACATAAGAAGTACGTACCAGACTTCATATGTGAGCGTACAGGGGCTATGATAGAGTGCAAGGGATTCTTTAGAGTAGGTGACACACAGAAGTACAAAGCTATCAGGGACGAGATTGATAGACCATTGATATTTGTATTCTCTGATTCACGTAAGCGCCTTAGGAAAGGCTCTAAGATGAACCTAGGTGAGTGGTGTGACAAAGAAGGTCTGGCACACTTCACCATGAAATCTATTGATAAGTTACTGGAGCATTTAAAATGTCTAGCACCTTTGAAGAAGTAAAAGAACAGATATTAAATAAGTATGACGTTGACTTCTTGTGTGAGCTGTTAGGCATTACAAGCGAGTCTTTAGTTGATCGTTACGAAGACTTGGTAATGAAAAACTTAGATATGTTTACTGAGGAGGATGAAGCCAGTGAGTAAAATTATAGATTGGCCTAAGTATAATTTTATAGATGATTTTGGAGATATGGAGGCAATAATGAGCGAAGAAGAACCTAAAGCACTTGAGACTCAAGTAGGTGGGAGTCACTACCAGAACATGAAGATTCAGCCTATAGAGTTCATACAAGCTAACAGGTTATTCTTCTGTGAAGGTAACGTAGTTAAGTATGTCGTTAGGTGGCGTACTAAGAATGGGCTTGAGGACTTGAAGAAAGCAAGGCATTACCTTGACCTTCTGATTGAAGAGAACACCCCTGTTGCTACAGAACAGGAGACTGCTCTAGCACCTAGGCACACCAATGAACCAATAGACGGGAATAAATAATGTCACAGTTAGCTAAGATGATTACAGCACATGAGGGTGTAGAGACACACGCTTACAAATGCACAGCCAATAAGACTACTATAGGCGTAGGGCGTAACATAGACCCTAATGGAGGCATAGGCTTAAGTCAACGGGAGATAGCCTACTTACTAGCTAATGACATTGAGCGTGTAGAGGATGAACTATCAATAGCATTCCCTTGGACTATTGACTTGATCATGCACTCCCCTGCTCGTTATGACGCCTTGGTGGACATTTGCTTTAACCTAGGTATGCCTAGGCTACGTAAGTTTGAAAAGGCTCTACAGGCCTCCTATAACCACAAGTGGGACGAGGCAGCAGACGAGTTCATGGACAGTCGATGGGCCAAGCAGGTAGGTGCTAGGGCAGTTGAAATAACTGAAATGATTCGTACAGGTGAATACCAGAAGGAATACTAATGAAAGGTCAAGTGCGAGGATTAGCGTTAGAACTACTAAGGCAGGACTGTGTAGACAGTTTAGATAAGGCTCAGGCTTTATATGATCTAGGTTCAGCGAGTAAGACTTATACGGAAGCAGAGCGTAATGCTATTAGTTCTTGTAAGATTTATGACGAAGCATTACATGGGAGCACTAAGAATGATCATTAAGTTTTACACAGAGGGTTGTCAGCCTTGCAAAGCAGTCAGTACAGTGCTTAACCATGAAGAGGTTGACTACGAAGAGATTGACATTGGAAAAGATATTGATGCCGCAATCCACTACAAAGTACGTAGTGTACCTACAGTTATCAATACTGAAACTGGAGCCACCCTAGTTGGATTTAAAGGGATAAGAGAAACAACGGAGTGGATAAATGAGCATTGTAATTGATTATAAGCGTAACAAGTTACTGTCGGAACAGGCCTATACGCTCCTTAAGGACTACTACTGTCGTGAGGGGGAAGACCCTCAAGATGCCTATGCACGTGCTGCTACGGCATTCAGTAAGCATGACTACGAACTAGCACAACGCATCTATGACTACGCCAGCAAGGGCTGGTTTATGTTCAGTTCCCCTATATTAAGCAATGCCCCTAAGGAGGGGGAAAAGATAAATGGATTACCTATTAGCTGTTTCCTCAGTTACGTGCCTGATAGCCTTGATGGTCTTATCGGACACTCGACAGAACTACGATGGCTTAGTGTTAAAGGTGGTGGAGTGGGCGGCCATTGGAGCGACATTCGTAGCGTTAGTGATGTGGCTCCTTCACCAATACCTTTCTTAAAAACAGTAGACAGTGACATGACAGCCTACAGGCAAGGCAAGACTCGTAAGGGTTCTTATGCAGCCTACATGGACATTAGTCACCCAGACATCATTGAGTTTATTAACATTCGTGTGCCTACAGGAGGTGACCCGAATCGTAAGGCTTTTAACTTACACAATGCAGTGAACATTACTGACCGATTCATGGACGCTGTAGTGGCTGGTGACCCTTGGCCTTTAGTAGACCCTAATGACAAGACAGTACGTGACTTACTACCAGCACGTGAGCTATGGGAGCGTTTAATTGAGACACGCTTTAGGACGGGTGAGCCTTACTTAAACTTTATTGATGAAGCTAACCGACACTTGCCACCATCTATGAAAGAGAAGGGTCTTGAGATACATGGGTCTAACCTGTGTAACGAGATACACTTACCTACGTCAGATGAACGTACAGCAGTTTGTTGTTTGTCAAGTGTTAACTTAGAGTATTATCAAGAGTGGAAAGACACCACTATGGTAGCTGACTTAATTACTATGCTTGACAATGTAATTAGTTTCTTTTGCTTCCATGCACCTAAGGAGCTACGTAAGGCTGTCTACAGTGCCACACAGGAGCGTTCACTAGGACTAGGGGCAATGGGGTTCCATAGCGCTTTACAACGCTTAGGCGTCCCGTGGGAGTCTCCTATGGCTACTACAGTCAATACTGATATGTTTACGCACATCAAAGCTCAAGCTCGATCTGCTTCTGTATATCTAGCTGAGGAACGTGGGGCTTGCCCTGACGTGGCAGGAATGCGTAACAGTCACTTACTGGCTATAGCACCTAATGCTAACAGTAGTATCATTGCTGGTTGCTCCGCTAGTATAGAGCCTCTTAAGTCTAATGCCTTTACGCACAGGACAAGAGTAGGTGCTCACCTAGTACAGAACAAGTATTTAGATAAGGTGCTTAAGGCGCATAACAAAGACCCTGAGTGGGTAGCAGCACAGTGGAAGTCTATTGTACTTAACGAGGGCAGCGTACAGCACCTAGAGTGGATGGATGAATGGGATAAGGAAATCTATAAGACTGCCTTTGAGCTTGACCAACGATGGGTTATTGACCATGCAGCAGGTAGACAGCCTTACATTTGCCAAGGACAGAGTGTTAACCTATTCTTCCCTGCTGGTACAGACAAGGCCTATGTGAATGAAGTACACCTGAGAGCTTTCAATAAGAAGCTTAAGGGTTTGTATTACCTCAGGACTAGCGCAGGTTCTAAGGCTGACACAGTAAGCTTTAAGCCTACACGTGTAGCCCTAACAGACTTTGCACAAGACGATGATGAATGTTTAAGTTGCCAAGGATAAGAAATGAGTTTATTAACAGTATCACCAGCATATAAGCCCTTTAACTACTCAAGCTTTGTGGAGCAAGCCATTGAGCACGACAAGCTAGCATGGGGTGAGTGGGAGTGTGACCTACAGGAAGATGTAACACAATGGAAGTCAGGTAAGATTAGCAATGAAGAGAAGAACTTTATCACTCAGATACTCAGGCTATTCACACAGTCTGATGTAATCGTAGGTGGTTCTTACGTAGATGTGTTCCTACCTCGCATTAAGAACAATGAAGCACGTATGATGATGTTGTCGTTTGCACAGCGAGAGACTATCCATATGCGCTCCTACGCCCTGCTTAACGATACCCTAGGCTTCCCTGAGGCTGAGTACACAGCGTTCCTTGAGTATGACGCTATGGCTGAGAAGCTTGAGTTTATGCAGACCTTTGACCCAGACACTAAAGCAGGATTAGCTAAAGCATTAGCGCAGACTGTTTGTAATGAGGGCATGAGCTTATTCTCAGCCTTTGTAATGCTCTTGAACTTCCAACGCTTTGGTAAGCTTAAGGGTATGTGTGAGATTGTAGAGTGGAGTATACGGGACGAGACTATTCATGTCGCAGGTATGACAGAATTGTTTCGTACTTTCATTAATGAGAATCCAGAGGTTGTTGATGATAAGTTTAAACTATCTATCTATGAAATGTACAGGACTGCTGTCGAGCTTGAGGACAAGGTTATTGATCTGGCGTTTGAACTGGGAGGTGTGGAAGGTCTTACGGCTAGTGAAGTCAAAGAGTACATCAGATACATTGCCGACAGACGATTAGTTAACCTAGGTCTTAAGCCTAATTGGGACGTACAGGAGAATCCTCTTCCGTGGCTTGATTGGGTACTTAATGGTGACAGCTTTAAGAACTTCTTTGAGGGACGTGTGACGGACTATAGCGCAGACGGAATGTCTGGTGAATCATGGGGGTGGTAACATGAGTGTACAGTTAAATGACCTTGTGGACATAGAGCAGATTACAGTGATTTGCTTAGGGCAGTTCCACAGTGATCTTAAGGAAGAAATGGAGTTTGGAGACAAGGACGATAAACCAGAAGTGTTACGTTTAATCGTAGCTATTGAGACTATCTTTAAGGAGATTATGAGACCTGAGGATTACTTTGCATGGAAGACTAACACAGGGTTTGACATTCATTAAATCGTAGGTATTAAAAAGCCCTACTTAAGGAGACTTAGGTAGGGCTTTTTTGTGCTTAGGTTTTAATTGACATTAGACATGGGTAGCTGATAGTTTTCATTGTTAGGTACTTCACCGCTATAAGGGACTTCTTGAGGCTGTTCCTCATTACCCAAAGCCATACCTACGCTACCTGTGAATAACCCTTGGCGATATGCACTGTTCTGTCCTGCTCTTTCAGCATTGAGAGCTTGTGGGCTAGGACGGGCGTTAGCTATAGTCTCTAAATCGCCAGAGTTAACAGTGTTGTCAAGTTTTCCTTTGTCTGCATTACGTGTACCAAAACCCTTATGAACCCCTTTACTCTTGTTAAGTACGTTAAAAGAGATAGGAGGGGTCATAGTTATTTCACGAACAGGTAAAGACTTATTAAGCGCCCTACCTAGCACTGGTATGTTCTCTAAGAAGTTGTGTTCATCAGATATGTAAGCAGTTAAACCTCCATTAGCTTTAAAGTTAGAAAGACGATTTATACCTCCCTCCACTACTGCACGACCTGAGCCACTCTGAGTAAACCATAAGCCTTTGGCTTGTACGTCCTCAGGACTTAAGCTTCTCATGTTAACATCGGGGTAAACTCTAGTTTTACCATCAGGCTTTAAACGTGTTAACTCATTGTATAAATCAACATCATTAAGTTTACGATTTTCTTTCTTAGCTGCCTTAGTAGCTCTGGCGTGACTATCCCTTAATGATTTGTTAAACTTACTATGGTACACACTAGAAGCATGGTCACCTCCAGAACCTTGTGGTTTTTTAACGACTAAGAACGCGTCCTTAGCTTGCTCAGGGCTTATCTTCCATACTGCTAACATATGATCAAAGGCTTGAGAGTTTACCTCGTCAGGGACGTTTACGGCCCTCTCAGGCCCAATCTGTTTACCATTAGCATCTTTACGGAAAGCTATGTTTTGTAAACTCTTAATAGACTCAAGATATGCGTCAGGTCTAACGGGCATAATACCACCAAAAGTAGACGCTTCAAATATCCTGTCATACCCTTCCGATACACCGCCTTTACGACCTGCCTGTTCGCCTACATAACGCATGAATATTCCCTGCGCTACAGCTTTTTGGAAAGACCTTGTTTGTTCAATAGACGTAGGCTTACCCCGCATCCTAGCTTCCGCTACTTCCACCGCAGCATTATCAAGGTGCTCTTTAATTAACTTCTGACCAGCTTGGTTGACTCCCTGTTCTTTCCATAAAGCCCTAGCCTGAGGTACAGTAAGAGTTGCTAAAGCTTTAGCACTTTCTGTTATAGCCCACTTAGCACTACTGACCACTTTACGTGACATAGCCATTGCTTGTTTACCATCAACATCAAAACGACTAATCTGCTTTAAACCGAAGTCTCCTACTTTCTTAGTGACTTTGTTTTTAGACATGAGGTTGTGTGCGCTTTTTAATGAATTACCTATAAAGTTATCTCTGTTACTGTCAATAGTTCTACTTGCTTTTGTAACAGCACTTTGAAACAGACCCTCAGCAAACGTATTAGGAACATTAGGATTGTCAATACCATAAAAGTTAGGTATAAAGTTAGAAGGGCTACTGTTAAGCATCCCCCTAGCATTAGCTGCTCCTTTCGCTATGTTAGGTACAGCCCTTGCCATAGGGATTACACCTAAGATATTCATACCTGCTTCTATGTTCTTAGCGTACTCAGGGTTCTGTTGCATCCATTCAGTTGCCCCTGTCTTATCCATGCCGTACTGAACACCAGTACCTATAGCTTCCTGTATAGGCTCTGTAATAGCGTCAGGGGTTAGAAAGTCAAACCCTGCTCCTACTATATCACCAATGCCTCCTGCAACCTCACCTACGTTTCTAAAGGCGGCAGTGCCTTGAGACAGGTCACCTCTTTCTGCTTCACTGTTGGAGTTTTTAACATTGTCATATCTATTACCTAATGATTCTGTCAGCTTGCCCCATTCCTCTGTGTCAAACATTCCCATTGTATAACCTCTATTGAGTGCCGAAAGTCATTTGATTGAACGCATCTATAATATCTTCCCTATCTTCCTCGGTCTGGTCAAGCATTACATCACCAACTATATTAGACATAGCTGTTATCATTGCTGTTTTATTGCCTTTAAAGTTAGTCTTCTCAAAAGCTAATATTTTATTAACATGCTTTGGGTTAACAGCGGCCTTAGCCATAAACATAGGAATAGTAAAGATTAACGCAGCGCCCATAACTGCTTCCGCTGCTGCTCCAGTTCCTAAACCTACAACACCTAAAGCACCTACAGAACCAAACTCCCTCGCACGTAAAGCCAACTCACCTATGTTACTTTGGGGCTTAATGGAAGACTCAGCCATAGCATTTATCAATTGCTTAACACTTTTATACTTGTCACCCATTATGTACGCAAGTCTAGCTTGTTGCTTAGGGTCTGCCATATCCAAAGCAAGTGTCTTATACTTAGCAGTATCAAAACTTTCTTGACCTATATCCTTCATTATTCTTTTTAAGTAGCCTTGGCGTACAACATTCTTGACTTCTGCTGCATTAGCAAAATGTATAGTAGGGCCACCTATCTGTTTAAAGGCTTCATCTATACTAGCAAACAAAGCTCTAGTTTCACCTAAAGTACCATCACCTACTAAAGCATTGCCTAAACCTTCAAATTTTCCTTTATTGCCTCCAAGCATTATACTTTTATTAACTACAGGTAACAAGGTATTAATGCCTTGAGCATATTGTTTGTTAAGTGCTCCATATGCTTTAGCCGCAGCTTTATCAGAAACGCTTAAAGATTTTTCTATGGCATCTCTAAACTGTGAGCTTAACCCTTCTAACTGCCTTGCGGCATTATCGTTAAAGTCAGGTGACTGTGGATTAGAGATAGCTCGTATTTTAGCTTTAAAGTTCTTTTCAAACTGAATAAGAGTTCTAGCAGAAATACTTGAGCCTGTTAATTTTTCCATGTTTGTTAACACTTCATTAACCATTTTCTCAGTAGCAGGTTCTAAAGCACCATAAAGAGGGTTATCATTATCTTTAAGGAATTTTTCAAGTACATTCCTTGTAGGTGCTAAAGGAGCCAAACGACCTGCCATAGTAGCCGTAATCTTACTTAAACCTATATCATACTGTTGTGATAAAGATTCCTTACCAGCCAATATAAGACCATGTATAGAAGAACCAAGACCATCAGGGTCTAAAGCTTGGTTACCTTGCCTACCCATAATGTCTAAGAATCCTTCACTAACAACTTTATTAACTTGTTTAGCGTTTTCTTCAAAGTTCTTAGCACCAAAGAAACCTAAGCGTCCTAGCTTCTCTTGAAACACTTGCCAGCCTGTAGCGTTACCTGCTTGATAAGGCGTTAAGGTTGCCCCTCCTTGCTCAAGTAAAGACTGTGTAGCTTTAAGAGATTCCTCAGAACTAAGGACACCATCACCTGCTCTAGCTTGAGACACAAGAAGATCAGCAGCGTCCTGTACGGACATGCCTGTAGCTTTCTGTTGCTTAAACCAAGCCGCTAAAGGTTTGTATGCAAACTTACCTAAACCTAAAGTAGCCGCATCTAAACCTAAAGAAATTGCTGCTTCTGTAGCAGCGGTTGCGTAATCTAAGTCATCACCGCCTAAATGATCGGACAGTAAAGAACCACTGGCAGAACCAATAGAGCCACCAACTATAGAACCTCCTGCTATACCAAAAGGCCCAAGAGGTGATCCTACTATACCTCCTACAACAGCACCACCCATACCAACGGGAACCTCAGCATTCTCTTTCATCCAGTTCATTGCTTTTTCACTGAAAGGTGTAAGCTCAGGCGCCCACTGTTCCCATTCTCCTGCTGTAGCAAGGCCAGATTCTATAGTTATTTCACGTAATTCTTCTCTTGTTGCATCTGTAGGTACGTTAGCTGTTTGTCCGTTAGGTAGCTGCTGGTCATAATTATCCATTATTGTGCCACCAATACGCCATTTGCGTCCCGTTTCCATACTATTGTTTTTGGACTTACTGTGGGCGTTACTTGCGTAGCAGCGCCTGTGGTTCCATCTGGTTTAGCTTGAGTTAGCTGTATAGACTGCTGTACCATAAAGTCACGATAAGCAGCGGGTGTATTCTTATTGCCCAATACAAACTGCTCACGTTCTAACTTAGCTTTAAAGACACGTGATAGTCGTTCCGCTATTCTAGTGTTTGCCTCAGTTCCTTTCTCTAATGCCACTTGTATTTCTGTTGCTGCTGCTCGCTCACCATCCGACAACTGACCACCTAAAAGAGACTTAAGGCTTCCAAGCATAACAGTCTTAGAAATAGTATCTAATTCTGATACGTTAGCAGGTGTAGTGCCAAAGAAGTCACTAACAGCTTTACCAGCAAGAACTTTAACGCCTCCTGTGTCAACCTGCTTAAGAAGTTCTAACATACGATTGGCATCGTTAAGGTTAGTTGTTGTTTGACCTATACCCTTACCAGCATCAGCCCTGTGCTCATAGAAAACTTTCATATCTTCTTGGCCTTGGAAACCAGCTATTTGTTCTGCGGTTCGCTGTTCTGTAGTAAGACCTTTAGTGTCAGTAGGCTGTAAGGCTTGATTAGTATAAGCAGGTGCATTACCTATAGGTGTATATAGAATATCTGCACTATTCTCATCTTTGTTTATACTATTAGTAAGTGCATACCTGTTACCATCTTTATCGGAATAAACACCACCATCGTTAAACTGCCAGCCCTTTAAGGCACTGTCACCAGTTTTATTGGAGTCTTTATTCATAGCAGTAAGCTCTGAAAGACCTTCTTTGTATTCTTCTGGTGTAGCGTTACCCGATACTAAACGGAAAGCTAACTCAGGGTTCCATTCGGTTAAGTCTTCTCCAATCTGTGCAGAACGACTTTGCAATGCTTCATATGAATTAGAAGTTTTTAAAGCCTCATCTTCCGTAGCTTTTTTCTGTTGAGCAATGTTAATCATTTTAACAGCAGCTTCGGGGTAAGTAGAACGTAATTTATCAGCCATAGCAAAAGCAGCTTTTGAATCACCTTGCATAGCTTGAAAGAACTCGCCTTGAGAAGCAACCCTAGCCGCTTCTTTAGCTTCTAACGCTTCTCTTCCGCTGTCACCTCCGTCCATACCTCCTGCTAAAGCACGACCTAAGCTTGAACCTAAGAAGCTTGCAGCTTGTGCTTTCATAGGGTCACGTGCGCCTTGGGCAGCGTTAGTCATAAGTTGCTGCTGTAGAGTGCTTGCACGTTGATTACGTTTTGCTAACAAGTCATCAATAGACGGGCCTTGTGTAAATAAACCTTGATTTGCCATGTTATATATTCTCTTTGTTTCTATTGTGTGCTATTAGGTTACGTAAAGAAATCCCATATGTCACCGCCTACTCCCGATAACCAACCACCACCAGCCTCAGTGCCTAAGAATGAAGTGCCTAAACCTATACCAGCACTTAACCAAGGGTCAGGCTGATAGTTAGCTTGGTTAGCCTGTGCTTGGCCTGTAAGACGGCTAGTGTCAGCATTATACCTGTCTATCTCATAGCTCTGATCTAAGCCTTGCTGAGTCTGTTGTTGTGCTAACAACTGTGCGCGTACTTGAGGTTCTAACATGCTACCTGTTAACATGCTCTGACCAGTACCCATAAGGTTAGCATAACGCTGTTGATCAGTTACTTGATTAGTGTTAAACTGTGACAAGTCAAGACCCGCACGTTGGACTTCTTGACCAAAGGCATCTTGAGTAGATTGTGCGGCTAACCCTGCTAAAGCCTGAGACTGTGCAGCGTTCATGCCGAACATATCAGGATTCATCATGCCTGAGTTTTCACCAGCACCTAAGCCCTCACCAGATAACTGTAGGCCTATACGACCTAAGCCTTGCATCTGTTCTAAGTTCTTAGCACGTTGCTGTGCAAAGGCTGGCTCAAGTAATGAGGAACGCTCATTAAATAAGTCAAGACCTGCTTGTTGTGGGTCAAAGTTATAATTAAACTGATCAGCAGCTTGTAGTGCATCCTGACCCGCTACGTTAAACATTCCTTGACCTTGCTGTGCCATGTCACTTAAGCCAGCGTAAGGGTCTGGGTTACCTGTGCCTGATCTAAAGGTAATAGGCTTGAATGTGCCTCCTGTTGGCTGGTAGTCTCTTCCCATGCCCATGTTAAGTTCTGGTAGTTGCCCACCAAGAAAAGAGTTCATCATGTTACCACCGCCTCCTCCTGCGTTACCCATACCAGCCTGACCAGCAAAAGCGCCACCAGAACCTCCCATGTCTTGTACACCATTAGTAGGTGTAGCTACACCAGACATATACTGCTTCTGTCCTTGTGTCATTTGCGCCCATTGCTCAGGTCTAAAGTTACTAGGGCGAGGTATTTGACTTTCCTTGCTCCCGTAAACAGCGTCTTTTGCTGCCTGTACTCTCTGTGCTTCCGACATTCTATCCCAATTAGGATTAGATTGTTCTTCTTTTAAGTATGAGTTACTTACGTCTTGATTCATTCCGTATGTAGTTTGGTTTGCAATAGAACCTAAAGGATTAATTTGACCATAGGCACTTAATAAGCCACCAAAGTAATTGTCTTGTCCTAACGCTTCTCCAAAGCGACCAGCCATGCCACCAAAAGGAAGACCAGAGTTTTGAAACATAGTAGGTTGATCTTGGTAAGGCGAGTAATACGGCTGATTTACTTGATTAGGGTTCATAGAAGGAACAGCAGGAGAGCTACGTTGAAACACAGTAGGTGCCGCTGCCCTTGTGTTTTGTTCTTGAGGCCTTCTAGCTGCTGCCATAGCTGCCTGTGCTTGTTGTGCTTCGTAACGAGCATTTGCTTCATCCATCTGCTTACGTGCTTCGGCTGCTTTTATTTGCGCTTGCATATCCGCATTTCTTCTTTGAGCCTCTTTAGCTGCCGCTGCTGCTGCTCTCTCTGCCGCTGCGTTGTTACTGGTGTTATTTTGGTTAGGGGCTTTACCACCACTTTTATTACTATAACCACCACCGCCTGAGCCGCTGTAGCCACCATACGAATTACTTTCACCTCTTGGGTCTGCCATTATGCTGTCCTCTTCCAAAAGTATACGACAATATACGGCTGTACAATATCGTGTGAGTGGGCTGCTCCACCGCCTTCATAATCCAGTTCAGTCAGCCTTGGGTATGAATTAGCGTGACCTGCTGTTACAGAGTCGCTAGCACCATCTGGGTTACCTGTACCTTGTACGCCTGTGTACCCGTGAACGTGACTAGGTATTTCATTGATTGAAAGCGTATGTGAGTCAGTCTTAGCACCGCCTACTTCCTCTACTGTATTAAAGTCACTGTCACTTGCATTGATACCCACTAAGACACGACCAGCACCAAAGGCTGCCCAAGTACCTACGCCAAGTAAGCTGTTAGGGTTAGTTGCAACTACTGATGTGTACACAGAGCCTACAGGATATGCTAGACCATTAATAGTCGCTGCTGTGGGCGTAGCGGCCTGTACAAAGGCTGTAGTAGCCAACTGTGTAGTATTAGTGCCAGCAGCCGCTGTAGGAGCCGCAGGGACGCCTGTGAACGTAGGGGCATCTATTGGTGCCTTAGCTGCAACACCAGCCACTATAGCGGCCTGTGTGAACGCTGTGGTGGCTATCTGTGTGCTGTTAGTCGCTGTAGCTGCTGTAGGTGCCGCTGGTATACCTGTGAACGTAGGCGCACTTAGGTTAGCTTTAGTAGCTACAGACGTTTGTATGCTTGAAAACTCGTCATCAATCTCTGTACCACTGACAGTCTTGAGAGCGTTACCTGTGGGTAAGGCGTCCTTTGATGCAAAGTTAGTTGCTTTAGTATAATTAGACATAGTTAAAGTACCTTACCTTGTTTGGCATATAATGAAATTTTTTGTAATGACATAGGTGCGCCATCTATATCAGTAGTAAATCCTATCTGTATAATGTCACCTGCGCCTTGTGTTGATGCTTTTTGTTCGTTGATTAAGACTGAGCCTGAGTATTCTCCTATGCCGTACTCGGTAATACCATACTCGTATACAGTACCTACTTCTAATGTAAATGTATAACCATAATATACTGGGCTATAGTCATATCCAATCTTAAGTGCAAAGGTTTGTCCTGTAGCTCCTACTGTAGTCGCTGACAGCTTCTTTACTATCTTTGACACGTTAGGCATACCTAGGTCAAAGAAGTTACTGTAGTACGCCATTTCGTACTTAGAGCCATTGTCTTGATAACCTTTGTACTCTGCTATGCCATTGTCCTCTGCAAAGTATAATGTAGAACCTTCCGACAAGAAACCCTTAGGTGATACAGAGGGCCATATTGTAGCTCTAAAGCTGCCATCCTCTAAAGGTGCTCTGGTGTCAAAACAAAAAGTCTGTTGTGACGTAGGGAAAGTAATTAAGTAAAAAGCATTAATAGGTGAGTAGACTGACTTAATTAAATCAATGTTCTCAGCGTTAATGGCCTGTATTACATCATCACGTACATTCTTAGAGATGTCTCGCATAGGCTGTGACTTCTCTTGTACAGTACGATTCAATGAACGTATACCAGTGTTACTTAAGAACAAGATGTCTTCACCAGTATTCTGTACACTGTCACGAGCAATACAGCCTACACCTTCAATGACTTCCACTAGCGTAAGGCTCGTAGTAGTCATACCTGCTTGAAAGTTATCACCATCACCATAGATAATAATGTTGTTCTTACAGAATATAATCAAGTAGCCGTTATGAGCGCCTAGTGTAACAATATCATCCATGCCCTGAGTAAGGACACTTGAGATGTCTAAAGAACCTGATGTACCTGAAAGAAAGTTAGAACCATCAAGAACAGTAGTAAAATACACTGTTGTCTTATTAGTTGTGGTGTCTGCTACCCATAACCGACCATAAGCCGCTAATACAGTGTTGCCATAAGGTACACCATTGTGGCTGTGTGGATGATTACTGAAGGAATCAAACTCTTCTGACCCTGTTTCATTCGTGTACGTCAGTGGTTCATAACCACGTTGGAAGAAGTATTGATGGTCATTTAATGTAGCTGCTTGCCAGTTACCTGCTGATATGGTGTCTGCAGTCGTTGGCGTGATTGTGACGAGGTTTGTAGTGCCCTTATAGAACTTAGTAGAACTCCATGACAATAAGGTATCAGCACCTGTAATGTCCTTAAAATTAGACACACCTAGTAAGTCTACACCTACGTTATCATCCGCTACGGAGTCCTTACTCGTACTTAATACTTGCCAGCCCTTACGTGCTCCTAATCGACCAAACTTATCTATGACGCAGTTGTCTGCCTGTAGTGCAAAACCTTCCTGTAGTGTTACACCTGACTCTTGGGTGTTTAAGCCATAGAATGCAGGTGCAGCAATAGAGGAGGACATTAATTGTTTAGCCATGGTTAATAGACCTCCCAGATCAGTTCCTCTGGGTGCTTGTTAGCGTCTAAGGCAATAGCGTCAGATAGGAAGTTTTGAGCAAGAGCCTTAGCCGATACTGCTGACATACCTCCGTCCTCACCACGCTCCTCAAGGGCCATAGCGTAGGCTAAAGCTTGTACAGGTAAGTGAGGCACACGTACTGTATCTGCATCAGCCACAAGCTCCTGTGAGCGCATAGTTACGTTAAAGTAGATAGTGTACACACCATCAGGGATAGGGTACAAGTCTACCTGTGTGTCACCTGCTACACTCACGCCATTAAATACGTAGTAGTCAGGGTTACCTTCGGCTGGTGTGTTATTAAGAAATACATTGTTAAACCAGTGTGGGTCTTTATACTTTAAGAACGTATTAGATGTTAAGTTAACTACGTCTAGTATAGCTACGTTATTACCTGAGTCAGTAAGCACATAGTTAAATACACCATCTTGAGTAACTACAGTCAATGTTTGCCTAAGAACAGACCAATTCCACGCTGACTCAACAAACTCCTTAGCATCATTAATGAATAAACTAATTAACTTTGAGTAACTATTCTCATTAACACTGTCAACCTCACGTTCCCGTAGCCTCACAAGTACGTTGTTTACCATCTCTTTATGTGTCTTCATGTGGCTTTACCATTTAATTTCTCTACTGTTCTAAGACCTGCAAGGCCAAGCATTGCTAACGTAAGTTCAAGCATAGCGTCTAAGGGTAACTCAGGGCTACCTAGCTCTGGTGCTACCCATTGTAGGATAGGGTTAATAACAAATGCAAACAAGAAGCCTAAGCCACATACCCACATGAGAAAGGGTCTAGCTCCTGCAACAAAGGTAGACCTGTGATTAGCCTGTACCTTCATAATCTCTGCTTGCATCATAGAAGGGCGCATAGCTAACTTCTGCTTAAGTAGTTCGCCTTGTGCTCTCTCTTCATCTGATGTAAACACACTGTCTATAATGTTACCAATGGCTTCTATAGGCTGTGCAACAGCACTACCGCCACTGAATAAACTACTTAATATGCCCATGCTGTACTACCTCTCACCATTTTTCACGATTGGCCCAATAAGCCGCTGACATCTTACCTTTGGCTATGTTCTTGCCATGCCTAGCTTTAAATGAGTCAGATCGTTTTGTTTTAGTCTTATCTCCAGTAACTCCCTGTTGACCAAAGCGTATAGTCTTTGTTACTCCACCTTCTTTAGCTACCACTACATGAGACTTCTTAGGGTGGCTAGGTGTACGCTTAGGTTTGTTGTAAGCTGTTAGTCCTAGTTTAGTTAATTTAGCATCTGGCATTACATATCTCCATTAAAGTATAACCAAGCAGCAAATGCACCTGCACCTATAATCCACATTAGCTTCTTAGTCACTGATTTACCTACGGCAAGATAGAATCTGTCATACGCTTTATCAGCAGCCAGTTCAGCTATCTCTTCTTTCTGTTTTTGAGTTAAGTTTTCCATGCCTAGTAGTATCCTTTAATATAAATAGCTGCACCTAACAAACCAGCCATAATAACAATAAACCCTAAGCCTACTTTTATAGCTATGGATAGATTATCTTGTAATGCTTTAGCTCTTGCTGCTCTTTGGCGTATTTCCGCTTGTTTAGTTTCTTTTAAGTCTCTAGTGTACTGTGCTTTAAACTTAAGAAAGTCTTGATACCCTTGTAGACGTTGCTTGTTCAACATGAACTTAAGTTCTTCTTCCTGTCTAGCTAGTTGCTCCTTGGCTTGAAATGCTTCTAGTACGTTACCTGAGCCGTTAGCCACTTGCTTCTGTATTGTCTTCTCAGCACCAAAGTATTTACCTAGGGCTGCTCCAGCATCTGCGATTTCTCTCCCGTTACTCAGGGTAGTCTTGATTACCTTAAATGCTGCATTAGCAATCGCTAATTCTGCTAACATATCCATAACCTCTTTGAATACTGATGCTCTGTAAGCTCGTAGGGAGCCATAGGAGGCCTTATAAACCTATAGTCATACTCACGTATTACCTGAGGCTCTACGACCAGCACAGAGCCTTGTGGAGCCTGTGAGGGGCATTGGTGGACAGGATACGCTTCCGATACAGTAGACCACATCAGATAGACCTCATATCTTTAACACAGAAAGCTGTAATAGTCTTTGTAGCTTCTACCTTAACAACTGCAAGCCCCACCATCGGGCTAACCACAGGCTCGTAGCCTCCTATTGTACCTACACGTAATAACTCTTTTCTACAAGTATCAAGTGTTCTGTAGCTAGACATTATCGTAGGTACTTGAGGTTCACCACTGGCTAACATTGTGGCTAACACGATAGCCCACATTACTTCTTAGCTTTCTTATGACTTAAAGGTTTACTAGACGCAGTATGCTTTGCTCCTGTCATAACTTTACCTGACGTATGCTTGTGCGTCTTGCCTGTGTATGCTTTACCATTTGGTAAGTAATGTGTAACACCTTTCATAACTAGTATCCTTTTTTCTTTGGTTTCTTAGTGGGTTTTGATGGTGGACGACCTTTCTTGGTTCCGTATGTACCCTTACCTTTTGGCATAGTTATTCTCCTTAATTAAACAATCGCTGCCCTTGCTGCTGCTCTGGCTGTAGTCACATCGGCTGGCACTGCTACTGCTGTCTCAGCATGGCGTGTGATGTACCAATCTGTAGACTTTAGATACTCAAGTGACTCAGAGTTAATTGATGACTGAGCATTGGCTGCTATCTCTGCATCAGTGTACTCAGGAGCAGGAGTGTTACCCTCTGCTATCCATGCGAGTACATCTTGACAGTCTCGGTTGGCAGGGTCATTGGGTACGCCCATGTTTCCGTTGACTAGCCAGCCAGACTCGTTAAGTTTGCAGGAAGTAATCCATGCTGTGTTGTTTTCCATGTTATAGCTCCTGTTATAGTTCTGCGCTAAATGAAACACCAGCAGCAGCGTTACCAGTTTGGCACATGCCAGCAAAACCTGCCGTACTGTCTGTATTTAATGTTATATCTAATCGGGCAGTATTAGTGGTTACGTCAGAAAATCCACCTATTCCGTTAAAGTTTGGACCTACACCGCCAGCGTAACAAACATAGTAATTTGATCCTGATACAGCAGAACCAGTAGGTGCTGCTCTCATTGTTACAGGAAAATCTACATATCCATACGCTTCTCTTGTAGCATAGATTGCCGCTAAACAAATAAATCCAGCACCTTTAATATGCTGGTAAAAATAACGCTGACACAACGCTAACTCTTCCCCGTAGCTCCGATGCTCAAAGTCTGTGGCTACTGAGCCAGTTTCAAGTTGTACGCCTGTGATGTTTAGAGTACGGGCAGTGCTGTCAAAGAAAGATGTGTTAGACGCACTAACTCTTGTATTGCTTGCTGCGGCTGACCATGTGTTACTTGCAAAAGTACCTGATGTCATTGTAGTGCCAGTGTGAATCCATATAAATAAATACAGGGATAAAGCGTTGTCATCATTATAAGCACCTGTAGTATCAGGCACATAAGTTAATGTCACCTTGTTCCAACTTGTAGTCACACTAAACGTCTGACCATTATGTCGGTTGTTGTCTGCATCGTAAAACTCAGCAGTATAAGTTGCAGCAGCATTACCTTTTACATAGAAAGATAACGTCATGGACTCTGCACCCGAAGTACCTTTCTTGAGTTGCTGTAAGTCTTGCCCTTCAAATTTATATATTAGATAAGATTGTTCACCAACAGCAATGCTTGTATCTGCTGTAGTGCAATCTAGTTTAAGGGAGTTAGCAAATCCAGCAGGGCCATCCGAATCTTGAGACATCGTTAAACGCCCCGCAGTACCACCCGTACCAAAAGCCCATCTATCTAATAAATAAGTTGTTGCATCAGCACCCAGCCCTGCACTTGACGTACCTCTCTGTGCTATTTGCATGGAACCATTCAGAAGCAAATTCTTCCTGCCAGCCCTAGCTGCGGTGTCTCCTGCTGTGATGTTAGTTTGCAGACCAGCCAGATCACCTTGCAGCCCTGTGTAGTCCGAGTTTTCTCTTGCCTTGGTCATGGGCTATTCTCCTGCTGGTGCTGCTGCTGCTTCTGCACTACGCTCTGCTGCGGTCTGTACATCTGCTGCCAGTACCACTGCATCTTTGTCTGCTGGTATGCTGGTGATGCTAGGGTCTGCTGTCATACGAGCCACTTCTGCTTCGTAGATTTCATCTATAGCAATGCGGCATCGTTCATGCACTGCGTTCTCTGCCCACTCTTGAGGTGATGCTGCAACGTAGGCCAAACCTTTTTCTTGTGCGTCTGTTAGTTCAATTGTAATGTTCATTAGTTTGTCCTTTGTTATCCAATTAAGTAGCCAGTAAAGTATCGGTAGTTTTGATGTAGACACCCTTCAGAGCCTGCATTTACATTAGTTCTAAAATCCACATAGTCATTAACTGCTAAAGTTACACAGAGTTCATAACTTGTTCTTTGGTAATTCTGTCCTACAACATAACCAACATCCCCCTGTATTGACCCATTTTTAAAGAATCCAAAGCGGTTTTGGCGATCGTCCATACTCATAAAGCCTACAGAAAACTTATATACCCCTGCCACTGGCGCAGTAAACCTGTCATTTGTAGTGCTGTAATTCCCTCCTGTGTTCACCAAAGCACTACTAAACTCCACTATAATTGCACCAGTGCTGCTAGTAGTGTTAATTTCAGCACCAGACATAGCGTGGAAAGCTGGCTGATAAGGCTTGGTGACTATGCCAGCAGAATCTATTAAAAGGCGGTCTTCATCATTAGCCCTTAAAGTTAATTTGTTGGTATCTGTAAAGTATCGTACACCGCCAGCATTGTTATTAGATGTAGTACCCATGAATATGCCAGCAGGATCACCAGCGTCTGCTATGATTCCAACAATTGCTTGACCAAGAGTTCCATCATCTTTTATTTCTAATTGACGTACAGGGGAACTACTGCCAATACCTACTTTTCCCGTAAAACTAGGACTAGCAATGGGAGACTTGAGAGCCAAAGCAGTGTTAGTCGCCTTTGCAGCCAACAGCGTATCAGCTTCTGTCTTATTATAATGATCAGCTACAGTAAACGTCTTAAGTGAAATCACAGTTACTTCATCGTTCAATAGCAGTGCTACTGTGAACGTGACACTACTGCCGTTGGTAGCTGTGAAGTCGGTTGTGTCTGTAAGCAATACGCCGTTGACGTAGACTTCAATGAATCCCACTGTGTAGCTCAGACCTGTCTTTACTGTCTGTCCTGCGGTTGCTAAGAAGGAGACCTTTTCCTGCGCTTTTAAACTTAGCTTTGCGCTTCTTCCTAAGTAGCTCATCCTGCGATCTCCATTAGGGTTATAAACGATTTCGTACTTCCATAACCCATACTTACTGAACCTTCATTAGTTTTCATTTGAACTTTATAAGTAATGGATGAGGTAGTAGAGGGTGAATCTAAGTAAGAGGAACTTGGCCCTGACCAACTTTGTGCAAGGGCAGAAGCCGTATAACCACCTTGATTATCTAAATGTGAAATTACTGAACTGCCTCTTAATAACTGCATACTTATGTAAGCGTTTTGAACGGCATTTTTAAAAAACCCATTTATGTTTACTTGAACTAATATTTTACTAGATGAAGAAGTTGGAGTAATAGCAAGAGTAACAGGCGTGTCAACATACGAACTACTCGTTGTTGTTAAGCTCCCTACTTCTGCACTAACAACCTGCAACACCGCACCCGTAGCTGCCTTGATGTTATCAATGCCTAACGCACCCGTTATTGTTGTAGTCATAACTTACCCCTTTGGATTAGCTGACTTCACTGCTGCCCGTAGAGCCTGTAGATCAGTCAAAGTGTCACCACCATCTAAGAGAGCATGAATACATTCTTGAATGGATGGGTACGCTGCTTGGCGGTCACGAGCATACGCTGCTGCGTCATAAGCTGCTTGGAGTTCAACAATCTTAGCTGCGATTGCTGCGTCTGTTGGTTGAGTTTGTTCTGTGTCAAGCCATTCTAATTCATCTCCACGGAGCACCCATTGGGCGTTTGGAGTGAGTGCTTGTAGTGCTGCGACTTTATCTGTCATGTGATGCTATCCTTTAATTTCCATTAAAACTAACTGGGCTTTATTACCGCCCTCATTAAAATTGATTGTAATATTATTATGTGGCTGCACTTGTACTTTGTATGTAATTGCAGATGTGGTGGAAGGGGAATCTA